TTTGCAAATGTGCAACCCCGACGCATGGCAGATTTCATATGACTATGAATCCTACAACATGCAGAACCTTAATGAGGATATGGCCTTACTTAACTTCTTCATAGCTGAAGCTTATCTTGAGAAAGAAACAGAATATGCCTTAGACAAAGCCATCTGTGCATGGTGGACTGGAGAAAGTTGCATGACTCAGTTTTTGAAAAGGACAGGTGAAGACTATCGCACATTCAAAGGCTTATTCTCTGGAACTAGAAACACTGCAAGAGACAACTCGTTGTTGCATCAAGTATACCAACATATCATTCTGCACAATTTATCACAGTTGACGGGACGGCATTACGACATGAAGAAGACGCGTAAATCGGGAGACGATGAGACAGCTGAAGTGGGTTCGGAACTGGAAGCCGTTCTGTATGTTAGGACAGTAGAGGAGACGGGTTTTTCTGGCAAGAGAGCAAAAATGCTGATAGCCAAAGGAAACTCAGAGTTTCTACAGTTGGCATTGGATTCTAAGAGGAAACCAGTTTATCCTATAGCTCCTGTAATAGCCACTTTCACGTCTGGAAATTGGTACAAGCAGCCAGTGAGAGACATACCAAACATTGTCCCATCATTGAGAGACCAAATATGGAATATGGTTAGAGAAGGACTAGATCAGAGGTTTGGACAACAGCTGTTATATAGGACAGCCGACTGGTTCATGCAGGTACCAGTGAACGGTGAGTTGTTGAAGATAGACTGGATGCATTATTTGGATACGACCCGAAATCCACATCCACTGTTACCAGACAAAAAAGGTGAGAATTGGCCAACCATAACACTAGATATGGAGAGAAAATTAGACTCCAACAGAGCGACACAAGACTCATTGGACAGTGAGGAACAGTGGTGGGAATTGCTAGACAGGGAAGGTGAAAACCTGGAGAAGAAGGAAAGAACCACTACCAGTTTTGCCAGATCTATAAGGAAGTCGTTGGATGCAGATTACTGCCGGCAGATGGGTTCAAAGGCAAAACTGCGGAAATCGTTCACACCTGTCATATATACTGCAAAACT